GACGGCTTGATCGTCCCCACATTCTCATAAGTGACGCCGTTGATTTTAATTGCAATCATTATCAACCAACCTCCTTTGCAACGACTTTAAGAACCGGCAGCAGAGCACGAGCGAGTGCGTTCAAGCTGGCGTTCGGGTCAATGCCAAGCGTCACATTGACGTTGCCAACACCACCAACGCCACCAGCGCCGGAGCCCTTAATGTTGTAACCAGCGCTGATTGTCTGCTCGCCAAAGTCAAACGATTTTTGTATCTGCGAAAGTACAAGCCATTCATTTTCTTTGATACCTTTTGCAAATAGCTTCATCATATCCGGAGCGTATGTGTGGAAGTTTGACAGCGGGCCTTTTTTAGGCTCGGAAAAGCCCAAAATATCACGGACTTTCTGCGCCGTATTGCTTACTGTGTTTACAAGATTTCCCCACATTTCTTGAATGCCCGACACGAAATTGTCGATCATATCTCGACCCCAATCGCGGGCACCATCAACGGCTGCGCTAAATCCGTCGCCGACTTCGTGTATAATGTCGCTGCCTATCCGAAACAGAGAAGATATAGACCCAGCGACGCCTCTTACGACTGACATTATGATTTGCGGCGCCGCCTTTACGATCTTTGGCAGTGCTGCGACTAACCCTTGAGCAACGCTGACGATAATCGTTATGCCCATTTGCAGGATCTTGGGCAACATTGCATTCAGCGCAGTGATCAAGTTGCCAATGATGACCGGAGCCTGCTGCAAAAGAACAGGCAGCGCGTTAATCAATCCGGTTGCCAGCGCTGTGATCAGCGTAACAGCGGCGTTCAGCAAGTTGTTCAGCGTTTCGGGGTCAGTCAGCGTTGTTACAATCTGCAAAACGACATTGACTATCGTCGGCACAAGTTCCGGCAGAGCCTGGGCAATTCCGAGTGCCAGCTGCGTGATGATGTTTAGCCCCATTTGTAGAATGGTCGGCAGCATTTCGATAAGGCCGGTTGCGAGAGTTGTTACAACACTGACCACTGCCGGAAGCAGCGCAGGCAAAGATTGATTTATGCCGTCAACCAGTGACTGGATGATACCGAGAGCGGCTTCACCCAGCGACGGCAACACTGCCGTTATCAGTTCCGGGAGTTTTTCAGAAATCACAGGCGCAAGCTTCTCAATCAGTGAGCTGACGCCCTCAAGCGCTTGCTGCACTCGCGGCAGGATGTTGTTTGCTGCGGTCGCAACGCTGTCGACAAACTGGTTTACGAGCCCCTGGAAGTCCTGGTTGTCGTCCGCCATTCCGGTCAGCAGATTTTGCCAAGCTGCCTTGGCGGAATTCACAGAGCCCTCAATGGTCGTTGCCGCCTCGCGCTGTGTCGTACCAGTGATGTCCATTTCCGTTTGGATAACATGTATTGCGTCGACGACATCGGAATAGCTCGACAAGTCGTATTTTACTCCGGATATTTTTTCCGCGTCTTGCAGTAGCCGAGCCATTTCCTCCTTGGTGCCGCCGTAGCCCAGTTTTAGGTTATCTAACCATTTTATACCCTCGGTTTCCCGATATTTTTTAAGGGGATTAGACTATATCTTTAACCTTTTCAAAAGACCAACCCTTTTTGTTTCCTCTTTTATACAAACGACCGTAATCAATAAGAGTATCGCTACAGCCAAAATATTTTGCCGCCGCTTGTCGAGATTCAAAAATGATTGTTTGACCATCGATATTTGTAGCCTTTACTTTTCGTTTCTTGTTTTCAATTCGGCTCTTATATCCAAAAGCCATACAATTTTCGGATGGCGTAACCCATCGCAAATTGCTTACATCGTTGTTTGACCTGTTTCCGTCAATGTGGTCTACCCAACACTTTTTTTCTTTTTCAGGTTCATCAAGAAACGCTTTTGCAACAAGTCTATGAACGTGCTTTGTTATGGTGATCCTGCAATAGCCACCATTTTTATTAAGCACCATTATTTGGCCGTTGCTGTCTTTTCTTACTCTGCCCTTATTGCTAACAGAATAACCGGGCAATTCTTCAATAGGCTTCCAAATTTCCATAGTCAATTCCTCCGTCAAAGGTTAGTGAGCACTTCCACTATCGTACCAATAGATAATGTACTCGGTGACGAACCGATAGTCGTTACACCTTTCCTTAGATATTATAACACAATTTCACCTGTTATACAAGTAAATTTGTTTATATCTTAGGACTTGGCACGGGATTGTCGTATGCTATTGCACTTAGATTTCCCCCGTTAGCAGGATTTCTCCCACACCCCTGGTAAGGTTCACTCACACTCAACGGCGAATTACTTACGCCGCCGGACTATAGATAAACTTAATCGTATAGTTTTGTTTCGCAAAACCTTTATATGCGTTCTCTACATCCACCATGTTCGAACCCATCTTGTTTGCGTTGTCCGACATATCGGTGATCGCCATGTTTGCTTTTTCTGCCGCCTTGTCAGTATCTCCGCCAACGGACTGCAAAAGCGACGCAGAGAAGCTTGTCACAGTCTCCATATACTGGTTGGCAGACAGACCGGCAGTCTTATACGCATTTGCGGCATACGCCTGTACCTTTTGGGACGACTTCTTGAACAGCGTGTCGACACCGCCGACCAGCTGTTCATAGTTTGCATACGCTTCAGTTGACTGCTTCACGAGCGCTCCGGCAGCAGTCGCTGCGGCAGTAACGGCAGCACCCGCAACCTTTGCAGCCTTTCCAAGTCCACTCTTGATCTTGTCGCCAACAGCGCCGACCTTGTCACTTGCCTGGTCGTCAACTCCGATTTTGACGAATAATTCAAATAAATTCATCAGTCGTTATTCCTTTCTTCGGCCGTGTCTTTCAACTTGCCGAGAATTTGTTGTTTCACTTGCTCGGGTGTGCGTGTCTCCGGCGGCGGCGGGTTGATAATGTCCAAATACGATTTAGTCAAATAAGATCCACCAGCCGACTTGGCCGTGTTTTCGGTCAAGATTTTTGCGCAGTTTGTCACATAAATGCGAAAGGCCAGTTCGTCGGCCTGCCGCTCAATAAGTAACGGCAGAGCGAGAACCAGCCCTTGTACTGTTAGTTTTGGCGCGTTTATCAACGCCGTTGTTACGCTTTTTCCGTGGACACGCACGATCTGAAAAAATCAATCAAGTCCTTGTCCTGCGCCATCTCTTTGATAGCGTTCATTGTCTTGATTATTTTCTGCTGCCGCACCTGCTCGAGCGTCAGCCCATTCACAGCTGCGACAATGCCGAACACATCGTCTTTGTGCTTTTTCAGCAGCAGCGGGACAAGTTCGGCGATTTTTTCGCTTGCAACGGCGATCATCTCCGCTTTGGTGCTGTCGCCGTCCGTGCCCTCCAGCTGCATACGCAGAGAAGCCAGCAGTTCCTTATCGCTCAAAATGTTAAGCGCATAAATGCTGACTTCGCAAAGGACATCCGCTGCCCGCTCCGTTGTTAGTTCGGAAATTTTCATATTATTTTACCTCCTGTTGAAAAAGTCCTTATTTGCTGGCCACAGCGGCCTTGCCCTGCGCAGCCTTGCTTGCGCTGGTGGAATAGAACACCATCGGCACGGTCTTTTGGTCAGCGATAGACACATGGCCGGTCAACTCAACGGAAATCTGCCCCTTGCCGTTCTTGGTGGTCTGCAAGGAGAAGCCGCCGGTTGACAATGCGTTCTTAAGCTGAATAGCGACCAAGCCGCCGTCGGCCTTGTCACCAACCCACCAAAGGTCGGAGAAGTCAGCCTGTGCGATGTCTGCCCGGGGCGTGATCTTTGTGGTGTCGACTTTATCAACATCAGCAGAACCAAGCGCAAGCCGGATTGCCTCCGGACTTGTACCCAAAGCAGTAAAAGCCATCTTACACTCCCAGCTGTCAAGGTGCTTTAACTCTTTCATACCGTTCGGGCAGTTGTCCACATCCTCGCCAAAGTCGGAATAAGTCGGAACGCAACTTGCGTTAATGCCGCCGGTGGTGGCGCAAATAATGTCCTCGTCAGCCGGCTCCGTCGTGGTGCCGGGGGTGAAATTCTTTAGCAGAACGCCTGCGTCAAGCTGCAGGTCGTCAAAAGTGCTCTCGGGAATAACTGCAAATTTACCCATTTCAAAAATCCTTTCTTAATTTTTTGTCAAATATTCGGCGGTGACATTGATTATCTTTCGCCGTATTTGGTCGTCGTCCGGGTCGGACATGTTCTGCGCAAACGGCGTGCCCCGCTTTAGCCATATATAGCCATCAGCGGCGGAAATGACCAACCCGTCAAAGCCCAGTGTTTCGCTTATCTTTTCGGCCATAGCATTGCACGGCTTCCAAGTCGTTCCCCTGTACCACAGCGAAACGGAAATACTGGTGTCGCCGCTTCCATCAGCGTGAAAGCTGTCTGTCACAAGCGCATAAGTCAGATACGGCAGCGCTGCACCCTGCGGCACTGTCGTCTCTTCATACGCTGGCAGGAAACGCTCAAAAAACGCTTGCACTGCTGCCGCTTTGGTCTGCGCCATTTGCTTTGTCCTCCCTTTTGGACTTTACTACAAAACTACAAAAACTACAACAAAACAAGGTTCTACATTTAATATATTTCAATATATATGCCCCTTATTATATTACTCTCTAAAACTTTGTAGAGTTTGTAGTGAGAGTATATAAAGTATCTTGTTTTTGGCTCAACGGCGCCGTTTTTGGCAGACTACAAAGTGCCACTACAACGCCGTCTACAACGCTACATTCTCGCCCACTGACGGCTTATTTTAACCGCCAATGCTTGGCGTAAACTCCTCCGCAGTCACCTGGAACACCTGGAAGCTGGCGGATTTTGGAGTCATCTTGTCGTCGCCGTCGGAAGTCACACGGAACACCTTGCCGTCCGACAGCCGTTTGAACACATCGTAATATTCAATCCGCGTGCCGATTGGAACAGTGACGGTGTACAGACTTGTAACGCCTGCCTTTTCCGCAGTGCGTGCTTCCATCGAGCTATCAAAAGTGATTGCAGCCTTGAACGGTGCACCATCCACCCAGCTGGTGGTATATCCGCCCTCTCCGTCCGGTTTATCGATTTTCCGCACAAAGACGCACTCTGTCATTGCTTGTGCCAAAAGGCTCATTGTAGCTTCCTCCATTCGTTTAGGCGCGCGCGAAAGACAGTAGGCCAGTCAAGCGCAGCGCCGTTTGTGTCCGTTCCTCGGTTGTAAGAATAGCCACCGAAACTCTCGCTCACAAACGCGCCAGGCTTGCCCGCCTCACTCTCGCAAAACGCCTTGATTTCCCTTGATAAGTCCACCAGTTTAGGAGGTATCGCCAGTGCCCATATCGCCCCGCTGAAAGCCTCATCGGTCAAATCCAAGTCGGCCTCGGCATACCTATGAACGCCATCGTTAAAGACGCTCCCCACAATGCGGAAGTATTGACCTTCCTGCAAAAAGTCCAGCGGCGTGATCTTGCCGCCTTCAATTTTGTACTCTCCTTTATGAATGCCGTCCGGCACCAAGAAGTAGTTGTGCAACTTTGCACAAATCTCCGTCAGCATAAGTCACGCCGCCTTCCTTGTCTTAGGTCTTAATTCGGTTTTGTTCCGCTTAGAATGTGCACTTCAAGCCGGCCAGACGCTTAGCGTCAACGACCTTTGCACCGTACACATGCAGACCCTTCACAGCATCAGCAAAGCGCTTCTCGGGGCGATAAGCCTCGGTGCTCACGATCTGCTCGGCATAGGTGCAGGCGCCCTCGTCGCCAGCGGTTACGGTAAAGGTCGTGGTTCCGGTTGCGGTCTTGCTTGCGCAGTTGTTAGACATGTAAATGTCAAAACCAGCAGCACGAGCCACAACGCCATTCTGCAGTACATCCTCAGCCATAGAACCGCCAGTCTTAACGAAGCGGTCGTCCTGCAAGATGAGAGCGATCATCTCGGGAGGTGCTACCAGCCAACGGCCTACGGTCGGCACATTAGCCTTGTCAAGCAGCAGCTTCATTTTGACGACGTTCTCGTAAACATTTGCAGCGGTAAGCGCCACAGCGTCGGTGGTAACAAGGTTGCCGTTGCCTGCGGTGATAGCGTCTGCCAGCTGCTTAGCAAGGTAAGCGTCAGCAGCGTCGTTCAAGCCATAAGCCGCACGCTGCATTGCCTTATCCATCACATCGCCGGCAGCCTGGGCAGCGTCCACATCGTCGACCTGGAAGTTGAAATACTTTGCCTGGTCGATGGTAAGGCTCTGCTCGGTGGTGGCCAGTGCTTCCGGGCCAGTGGTGAAGTCGGTGTTCTTGGTGTAGTTGCCGATGGTCACAGCACCGATGGTGTTGATTTTTACGGTATCGCCCTGCTGCTTGATGTCACCCTCGTAGTCACGATTGACCACATTAGCGAACACATGCGCCTTGTCCAGCGCATTCAGCAGCCGTGCGTCCCAGATTTGCGGGATAAAAGAAGAAATAGCCATCTTTTTTTGCTCCTTTTTCAGTTTAGTTTGTCGATTTCAACGACTGTTTGATATTCTCCCAATTGGCGTTGATTTCAGCAGCGGACATTTTTTTCATATCATCAGCAGAAAAAACAGTCTTGTTCTGCGTGTTCCCGGGCGGCGTGGAAGTGTTTGCGCCTCTCTGTCCCTCGGACACGATGAAGTCAGCCCATTCAGCTTTGACAGCTTCTGTCAGCTTATCAGCGCCCTTGATTTCGCCTTTTGCGTCAAGTTCAACGCTGTCAATGTCCGACACCTTCAAAACGCTGTCAATTCGTTTTTCGGAAACTCCAGCGGCCTGTAACATTCTACGGTAAGCCGTCGCCTTCGCCGTGTGTGCTTCCTTAACGCTTGCGGCCTGTTTGAAGTCGTCGAATTCTTGCTTAAGATCGTCGTACTGCTTTTTGTAGCCGTCGTTATCACCGGCTGCTTCAAGTTGCTTTTTTGTTTCGTCCAATTCCTTTTGGACGCCTGCCAATTCCTGCGCCTTGCCTTTCAAAGCGTCCCGCTCTTCTTTGAGCGCGTCCACCGTGTCAGCGTGGGCTTCGATGATTTGGTCGATCTGTTCCTCGCCAATGCCCATTGCCTTGAGCATTTTTCTTGTCAATGCCATAGAACCTGTCTCCTTTTCCTCGGCGGCTTTTCTTTGCCGTTAGATTTTTGTTCTTGCTTTAATTATACAGCAAGCATATTTTTTTGTCAATGATTATACCAAAAGTTAATGATTAAGCGTTGCGCAGGCTGTCCTCCAGTAGCTGCTTGTAACGGTCTGCGTGTTCGGCAGCCGCACGCTTCAAAACATGGTGAGCGACTCTATTTGTACCACCAAGTTCGATAGACGGGAAGTATTCGACATTTGAGCCGATAGCGACAAAAAGGTCTCCTTTCTTGCCGTCCATAGTGCCCTCGTAACTACCGGTGCGCAACTCTTTTTCATATTTGCCCTTTTTGTCTGCCTTGTACTCCTTCGTCCCAGGTTCTTGCCCTGCCAATGCATAAGTAATGCTGTTTCTCGCTAAACCAGTCACGACAGGCATATCTCCATCAGTCTTGGCATAAGTCTCAGCGGCCATTCCTATGGCTTCCAGTCCTCGCTCAAGTGCGTTTTGAAACGCCCGCTCAAACTCTTTGCTGTTGTCTTTTGAAGTGATTTTTACACTCATTTTTTACTCACCTCGCTAAGTGGCGTAAAGCCGATGATTTTATAGCCGAGTGTGCAGCGGCAACTATAGGTGTTCGACGGTGCAGCAGCAGGGTCACCAGGGTACATTATTGAGCCAATAGAATTAACGAACGGCTTATCCTGCGGCACGGACTTCATATCCAACTCGGCGTGCCAGTCTCTTGTCCTTGCGTCGTGCGCAGCAATCCACATTTTGTCGACCACCACGCCCTTTGCTTCCATCTCGCCGAGCATATCCATACGCCCTTTGTTTTCGGCGCCTGTGACAGCCGTTCGTGCAGTCCTTACGGCCGCGTGCATATTCATTTGTTGCACCTTGGCAATGCGGTTTGCGATCTTCGGTATGCTCTCGCCCTGTAAAATTCCTTGCAGAACCTCTGAATTTATCTTCTTCATATTCCACCGGACATCCTTGGCCTTGTTCAGCTTCCGCAACGGCAGCAGTGAGCGGTCGCCTCGCAAGATCAAATTCTCGACAGTGTGAGCGTCCACCAAAGAAAAGGAAAAGCCACGCAGTTCTCGCTTGGCGGCTTTACCTATCGCATTGTAATTCAAAGCGTAGACTTCCGGCAGCCTGCCGTTTGTGTACTCCAGCGCAATCTCGTTGACCCGGCTCAAATTCTCGGCGGTCTGTTCCGCAATGCTTTTGAACCGGTCATTCTGCACAGTTGCTTCACGCTTGGCGAGCGACAACTCACGACCCGCCCGCTTGATTTCCGCCTTGTCGCCGGTTTCCTTGGCGGCTTCATACCGCTCTTGCAAGCTGGCCAGTTTTGTCTCGGTTTCCGCCATATAAGCGTCCCAAGCCTGCCGCACTTCGTCCTGCGTCTGACGGTATATCCGCCGAATGCGGCGCTCCAGCGAAAGCAAGACCTTGTCTGTCTCTCTGTGTGCCTTATCTGCCAACGCTGGCGCCTCCTTTTTAGTTCTTTGACGCTTCCGGGTCAGCAGTTACGGAGCCATCGTATGGAATGCTGACCAACTTACCTTTGTACCACTGATAGAATACAACACAGCCGTCTTGAATTTCAGTGCCCATTATTTTCCGCCTTTCTTTTTCATTCTTTCGGTGATCTTATCCAGCAACGCTTGCAACTCCTCATCCGTCAAGGTGTCCAAGTCATCGTCCTGCAAGCTGCTGTCCTGATCGCTTCCCTGCTGGTCATCGTCCGGCTCTGTCTGCTGGTCTTGCCCTTTTGGCTCCGGCTGATCCTGTCCTGGTTCTCCACCAAAAGCGGGGTCGTCGTCAATCTCGACCCGGCTGCCCTCTTCGTCCCTTTTCTTTTTGATTATGTCGTCCGCCTGGTCGCCAATGCCAAGCAGGAAACAAACTTGTTCGGTGATCGTTTCGTCGTCCAAATACTCGGCAGCGGAAAGCACCATCTGCATTTCCTCGGACTGATTTACGATCTTCGACCGCTTGAAGCTGACGCTGTCGGTGATTTCCGCCAGCTGCAAAATCTTCTCGACAAACTTCGTCACGCAATACTCGAACATATCCGTCTTGCTGTCAAGCGGCTGGTAAGCTGCCCGGATTTCCGTGGCAGTTTTTGAGTTGGCCGAAAGATCGAGAACATTCAAGCACATGAAGTCCTCATACAGCCGCGCTTTGATCGTATCAATCGCAGCGTCGGACGCGCTGATCGGTGCTTCCACCGTGTGTGCTTCAACCTGTGCGCCGTCGTCGTCAATGTGCGCGACATGCATTGTACGCAGCCGCTCCAAAAATCGCTGGTCATCCTCGTCGTCCATTCCGCCAGCGTTGGTTATCGCCCAGTAGATCATGTTGCCTTCATCAACATTGTTCACGAGGTTGCTGTTGATAAGGTCAAATGCGTCAAGCGTACCCTGGCGCCCCACCAACTCCGACTGCTTCTTGTCGTTGCCGTACAGCGGAATTATAGGAAATTCCGGGTAGTTCTCAAAATCGTAAATCTCGGTGCCGTCAGCGATAGAGTGCCGCACCTTCATCTTGTAAGCAGTCTTTGGCTGGATAATCAAGATTTTTTCGTTCGTGCCCGTCGGGCTCAAATACTCGGTGTAGCCGTCCACCTCGTAAAGTGTCGCCCGCAGCGGCTTATCGTCTGCAAGCTGCCAAAACCGAATGCCAGCCCGCAGCGCTCCGCTCTCTTCGTCGAACAGCGGGACAAATTCCGTCACATCGAACACATCAAGGTGATCAAGATTCCAAAATCCGAAAGCCACGCCACCAATCAAAGCAGATTTGCCAGCCTTTTGTAACTGGTAGTCGAAATCGTAAGACCCTCCGTGCTGCTCGCCCTGGCCGCCGCCCAGCTTTTCCTTTGTTTTCTTGTCGCCAAAAATAGCGCCGTTGCCAAGCAGGTACTGGTTCTCCTGCGTAATTGCAAAGTTGAAAAAGTTGCTTGTGATCTTGTGATTGGGCGCCCATCTATCAACATGAGCGTCACCCCGCAAGTCGTAGATCAACTTTTCATAACGCATTATCGTCGGATTAAGCCCTTGATAATACTCCCACGCCCGGCAAGCGGTCCGATAAAGCTGCCCGGCCTTATGTTGGCGGATAGCCGAAAGGACAAACGCCTGCCGCTTGCCCTCAAATGCTCCGCACGCTTCAAGGTCTTGATAAGTCAAGTAAGTAGAAATTGTAACCACCCTTTCTTCGTGTTGTTATTTAGCCGCGCTCAAAATAAGCGGGCTTTCTTTTTTGCCGATTTTCTTGCGCAAAATCGTGTTAACAAAATATCGGATATCATCCATGCAGTTATGAACGATCAAGCCGCCGTTAACGGAAAAGTTGTGCGTGCCGATAACTTCCATGTTATACACGTCTTCATTTTGCGCGCTCTCGATTTTTAGCACTTTTACAAGATTGGCAGAATTTCGTTTTTTGGTACTTGTTCGCGACATATTCCCCTCCACACCTTTCACAGATTTTTGTCACATTGTCAAAGCCCATCTTCCTGCGATATGCAGATTTGCATTTGTTTGAGCAAAAGCGGTTTTTGTTCTCACCATACGTTGCCTTTGTCTCAAATTCTTTCCCGCAGAAGGTACAACGATAAGACTTCAAAGGCATATTTTTGAAAGTTTCGATTGCGTGTTGCGAGTGCCATTTTTTGCCCTCTTCGCTGCCATGCCATTTAGACGCTTTTGGTCTCGCATTTTTTGCAAGGTTTTCCCTCGCCCACTCTCGTCTTTCCTCGCTCCATGAACTGCCGTGCAATTTAGAATGTTCTTTCGCTGTCATCAGCACAAGGTTTTCAATTTCGTTGTTGTTCTTATCAAAATCCTTGTGGTGAACGTTGTACCCTTTTGGGACTTCTGAATCGTTGTAATACTCCCACACATAAACGTGAAGTCGTTTGTGTGTTTTCGCATTCAAAAAATATCCAGTTTTCTTATCTCTGCGGAACGACAATCCGTCAAAGCAAGCAAGATCGCCGTCGTCAACATATTGAACCATAGTTACATCCTCCGTGAATATTGATCTACAAATATTGTAGCGCATTTAGTCAATAACGTCAACGATTTTACTTGATTGCGTTAGATATTTTGCCTTTACCCATCCTTTGTCTGTCAAAACTTTGTGATCTTCGGTGCATTTGATAACCTTGCCGTTTTCAAGCGTTATTTTCAAAATCGGTTGATTTTCTTTTGTTCTTCTCACGCCAAAAAACGGTCTTATACATTTCTTTTTCCGCTTCTCGTTGTAACTCCAAACCAGTCCGATTTTTCCAACAAGGTCTTTTATCTTTTTGCAGCCGAAAACTGTATTCACGACGGTATCACCAGTCAAGCAATGGTCGTTCTCTTTGACCACTCGATCGTCCCCTGCCTTGTCGTCCCAGCGATATAGCCCAAACTCGGCGATACTGTCAACGCAAGAGCGGTGGATTTGGATATTGCCAGAGTGCAGATATACCGACACACGGCGGATACCGTCAAGGACTGTGTTGTCTGCCTTAATAACCTTAAAGCCACGCTGCCGCAGCGCTGCAATGAAAGAAGCCGCCGACGGGTCAACAACAACCTTGCGGATTTTATATCCGTCAGCCAGCTGCTCAATATCGTCGCAATATTGTTCGTCTGTCCTCTGTACGGCCTTTTGACGGCCATTGTAGTAAAACTCCTTAACCCTTGTCGCTTTTGAGCCTAAAACGCACCACAGGCCAGCAGAAAACGGATTTTGCGTGCCATAGTCGATAGAGATATAATACTCGCCATTTGCTGGCACATCGTCGGTTATATTGTCCTCGCCGAAATCGTAAACCAAGCCCTCGGCAACGCACCACTCACCGAGAATGTATCGACGATAGAACACGCCGGTGTACATCGTTTCGTAGCGCTGCAAAATGTGTTCCGTCAGTGCTGGGTTGTCCCGCAATTCAAAATGCAGCCGCAAGGCATTGTGCACCTCCGGCTGGCTCACCCATTCGGTGTAAAACCAGTGCTGCGGGCTGTCCGGGTTGCAGTTGAACCAAAATTTTGACCCGTCAACAGAGCAACGGGAGAGCGCCTGTTCTACAAACGACCGGGGCATTAGAGCCACCTCATCAAGCAGAATGCCGGCCAACGTTCGGCCTTGGATGAGCGTAAAGCTGCTTTCGTCTTTGCCGCCGAATATTTCAAAATAGTTCTCGACCCGGCCGCAACGAACCACCAGCAGCTTGTCGCTTCGCCGCCATTGTATGTCCAGCCGTTCCCTTGGCTCAGTCATTCCAAGATACGGTACGATTATATTCTTGACAGCGCTGTCAACGGTCTTGCCACAAATGCCGAACCGCTGCCGGTCATACCGACGCATAGCGTCCTCAACGAACGCGTACATCATCCACACGGTCTTACCGGAACGGATGGCGCCGTCAGCAATCAAGGCGTCAAAGCGCGTGTAAGGGAACGCCAATATTTGCAGCTGCTTATCACTCAACCCCGGCATTGTTGCCCTCATTCTGTTCTATCGCTCTTGCTGTTTCTTTCAGTGCCAAAGTAAGCGGGTCATCTTCCCGCCTATCAACCGCAACAGTGTACTCGCCACGGTCGCTTTGGCCAAGGTACTGCTTCCCGAGCCAAATGGCCATATTTGCGTTTTTTTCAGCCAATCGAAACTGGGCACGGCGCAGGGATATTTTCCCTATGCCCCGCTTTTCTTTGAATATTTCGGAAAAACTTTGCTCGTATGTCCGCTTGCACCAACTGTTCAGCGTTTTGTCAGTCACACCGAACCAGCCGCAGATTTCCTCTTGCGTGCATTGCAGGCCACAGAGTTTTTCAAATTCGATTTGGCTTATTTCTGCTCGTGGTCTACCCAAGAACAAATCACTCCGTTTCAGTTGCACTTAAAATTTCACTTTCGTTTGGTAAATCGACATCACCGAAAACGCTGTGAATTTGTTTTTCGTCGCCTTTATAAAACACCAATATTTTTTGATGAAGATTAACAACTTTTCTTTTCGCATTAAATTGACGAGAAGCCCGAACCGCTCCTGCCCCAATCGCATTTACAATGACAATATCGTTATAAAAATGCAATCCTGAGTCTGCAAAAGCCTTTTTAGTTTGATCTACGAAGTCACGATAAAAACCTTTTTTGTCTCTCACTTCGCCAACAACAAACGCAGCAAATCTATTGTTTTTCAATTTTTTGCAACATTTTTGTATTATTTTTGCATACGCGTTCAAAAAATCTTCATAATTCATATTTGACAAATCTCTCGGGTCGTCGCTGTAAACTTCAAGATCTGCATACGGTGGGCAACTAAAGACAAAATCAATACTGCAATCTTCGATGTATTCGTCGATATTGGCACTGTCGTCGCAATAATATTTCGGATAAATTTTATTCTTTGCAGCGACGGCCATATTTGCGTCAATTTGTTCACGGCGCAAATCAAATCCGTGGTATTCATATCCAAGAATGCACGCAACTGCTCCTCGAACAGACCCACCAGAAAACGGGTCGAGAATGCTTCCGCCTTTTATATTAAACCATCGATACATCAATTCGCAAACAACTGGATCAAAATAAGAAGTCCCGTTTAAAGACTTACTGCTGATGTATTTTTCTGCAAGAATGCGAAGCCCATCGCCAAGCAGGCTTTCATCTCGTGCGTCAAATTCAGTGAAGTCGCATTTGCTTTTCCACGCTCTTTTTCTATCTTGCCAATACCCTTGCCTTGTATCGAACACAGAAAACGGAGGAACGACAAACTTATCAACCAAAGATTTTTTCGGGGGGGCAGTTTCGTCGGATAAAAAACTATCATCACATTTGTGCAAAAAGTCAAATTGAAAACAAAAATCACTCAAATCAACTTCCGGCAGTTCCTGCTCCAGTAAATCCAAATCCCAGTCACTCTCATTCGTCTTGTTGTCAACAATCCGTAGAGCATTCACCTGCTCTGGTGTCAAGTCATCCACGCAGACACACGGCACATCTTTGAACCCTAACTTTTTTGCTCCAAGTGCTCGGCAATGGCCAATCACAATAATGCCGTCACGATCGACAACAATCGGCTGCACGAAGCCATACTGCCGAATACTCTCGGCCACATTGTCAATTTGCGTTTGGTCGTGCTTTTTCGCGTTCTTTTCATACGGCTTGATTGTATCAAGCGCCCGCATTTCAACCTTCATAGAAACGCACCTCCTAAATCTAATTATAGCAGAAAAGCCACCAAAAATCAACGCTTTGGCGGCAAATGATAAAACGCGCGATATAACTCCTCTGCTGTGTCAAGGTTCTTGTCAGCATTATAGGCTTCCGTCGCAACTGTTATTCGCTCTTCAAGTGCCAGCGCTTCTCGGCTCAAAAACTCCGCTTCAGACCGCAGCAGGGTGCAATTGTACCGCAGCGCCTCTTTCTGCCGTTTGGCGGTTTCCTTATCCATCAACCCAGCACGGAACAGCCTATATATAGCCACCAGGCCGATATACTCGGCGCTGTCCGCTGCTGTCAGCCCTTTCGGTAAGATTTTGCCGTCAGCGGCGGCTTTTTCTAAACTCTTGTCCATTATCTCGTCCCTTTCTGCAAAGCAACCTACAATGTAGTAGTGAGTTTGTAGCGACCCATTTTTGGCTCAACCACGCCAAATTTTAGACTTTCGAGCCGCTACAAACTACAAAAACTACGGTGTCTGCTATAAATATATTTCTATTTTTACTTTTTTCCTTATTTTATATTATTCTCTCAAATAATGTAGTGTTTGTAGTGTTTTATATAGAGAATGTGTTTTTTTGGCTTTGTTGCGCCAAATTTTCGGACTACAAAGTCGCACTACAAAGTCTACTACAACGCTACAAACACCACTGAAACGGCGGGCTTTTGGCTAAAGTTCAATGATGTCGTCAAGGTCAATTTGGTCGGAATTGTCCTCGTTCGCCCACCAACGCTGATTGCCATAAACCGGAAACTTCTTGGGATATGGCTGCTTGACCCACCCAGTCATTGATTGGAGTATGAGCCCGATCTCTTGACTTTCCTTTTTGGTGGGCTTTGAATATTCGCCCATCCGCAAAGCTTCTTGCCAAAGTTCAAGCACGCAGATCTCCGTTTTGCTTTCCAAATAGTCCTCAATCATTCCGACACGGAAGTCATCCTCCGTTGCTTCTGCTTGCTGTTTGCGTATGTCGTCGATCAACGACCGATCAGCATACGGAAGCAGCTTGCCGGCCTTGTACAGTTCCAACGCTTCAGCCCAACACTGGCGGATGTCTGCTTTGATTTGCTTCTCGTTGTCAAACAACTCATATCCGTTCTGCTTCACTCTCACCGGATAGAACCGCCGGTTGCCGGTCTTGTCGGTCAAAAACTGCTCTTTATTTGTCGTGCCAATAAAGATACACTGCCGCGGGTGGTCGGTCACCCGCTTGTCGAACGGCATACGGTAGCGGTCGTTTAGCCGGGTAAGATAGGACTTGACGGCCTCCTGCTCTTTCGTTCGTGTCATTGCAAGCAGTTCAGACACCTCACAAATCCACGCGCCCTCGATGGATTCAATACCCCGCTGTCCGTCAAACTCGTTGACCTCCGTGAAATATTCATCCGACAAAGCAAGCCAGCGGATCAGCGTTGACTTACCCTCGCCCTGCTTGGTACCAATCAATACCGGCATATCATCAAACTTGCAACCGGGGTTGTACAGTCGGTGGATACCGCCGGCAAAGATGAGGCGGCTGACCTCTCTTGTGTACGGAGTGTCCTCGCATTTCGTCCATTTTGCCAAAAAGCAGGAAATCCGAGGGACGCCGTCCCATTCTAAGCTGTCAACGATCTCACGCACTGGGTGGTACTCGTGGCGAGCCAGCACAATGCGCATAGCGTCCTCGCTTTTCTGCACGCTATGGAAGCCGTATTTTTTCTCGATATACCGCCGCATTTCTGCGTCGTCAGCGTCAGTCCACCGCTCCGCCACGCCGTTGACAGTCTTTTCCGGGCTATATGTAAGCAAATTAAACTTTATGCCGGAGAACCTTGGGTCACCCTCGAGAACCTTAACGAAATTGTCTATCGACGCCACCGGCCGGCCATTTGCGTCAAAATCCAAGTCAACGCCGCAGCGCAGCTTGGCATTCGTACGCTTGTACTCCTTGGCCAGGCTCTCGTTGGCCTTGTTAAACGCCTTGAGCACGCTCTTGAATTCCTGTTGTATGCCGAATTCTTTGGCCTTAATAGCCATCAGCGCCGCCAGCCTTGCTTGGTCTTCCGGCCGCTCCTCGCACAAGTCCAGCAGCAGGTCTGTGTTTAGCAGCTGCTCTGGCGTTGCTATAACTTGTATCTGTTCATCTGTAAGCATTTCCTCGCCTCCTTAAATCGGCCTGTGTGAGTCTTTCATCCGCCAAGCCTATCCGTTGTAGTGCTTCAACAAAAAGCGGGTTTAACGGCTCTGTGACGGCCTGTGGTCGGTATTTTCGCAGCTGGTAGTCCAGTCTTGCCCACTCGTCGAACGCCGCCCAGTAGTCCCGCTCCAGCCGCTCCTGCATTGCTTTTTCGGCCTTGCGTTTCTCTTTGCGCTCCCTGGTGGCCTGCTCCATTTTTCGCCGTTCTCTTACGGAAACGCGCTGTCCAATCGGTAAGCCAAGCGCAAAGTCCGTGTTCAGCTTCTCGCACGCCTTCAAGAAAGAAAGACCGAAATATTTTTGCACAAAAGTCAAAATGTCGCCGTTCTCTCCGCACGCAAAGCAGTGGTAGCCTTTGCTTCCGGAATAGACTTGCATTGACGGTGTGTTGTCGTCGTGGAAAGGGCAGACCGCCCGCCCTTTCCTGTCAATGTGAATTCCATACGCTTCCAGCACCTCCGCCGTGTCAAGCCGTTCTTTGATTTCTGCTGCGTAATCAATCATCAGCGCGCACCAAAATATACCGCCCGTTTTTGTCTTGGTACGGAATTTCAAATGGTTTTTTCTTCAAAATTGTACAGATTATATCCAACGAACACCCGCTGTTGAAAGGCATATTCTCCGGACAATCTTTGCAATGGTGCGATAAGCAGAATTCCTCCGCTGTCATTGCACGCAATTTGATACGATTTCTGGTTTTGCGTTTTCCACATTCGCAAAAATGATTTGTGCTGCTGCGCATATCCTGCTCACCTCCCTGTACTCCCAAACCCGCCGTTGCCTCGTTCGGTGTCTGCCAGCTTTTCCACCAGCACCAGCTCCGGAGTGTCGATATTGACCACCACCAGCTGGCTGATCTTGTCCCCACGGCGCACGGTGTAATCCACACCGCTGTGATTATACAGTTTGACGGCGATACTTCCGGTGTAGCCCACATCGATTACGCCCTCACTTATAATGCCGTGCTTTACATTTAGTCCACTCTTTGACTTCAAAAAGCCTGCGGTGTTTTGTGGCAACTCAATATGTACCCCGGTGTCAATGGTCACCGCTCCGTGTGCCGGAATTACAATGTCCACCGGTGACAGCAAATCGAGTCCTGCGTCCGTGTCATGTGCTCGCACAGGCATTAACGCCTGCTCGTCCAGTTGAATGTTCATTCTTACGCCTCCAACAATTCTGGGTTATCATATATGTTGCCAACGACTTCCATAAGTTTCGCAGACACCTCCGGGCAAAATCCCAAAGTTCCGATATTCGATACTTTAATGCCGAAATATCCGCTTTCGCCTTTAGTTTCAAAAACAACTTCGTGAAATTCTTTGTTTGTGGCTTTTTCGATGTTTATAAAATATGAAACAATATCACCCTCGAATATCTTTTTGCCGTTTTTATCTGTCAATCCTGTGTATTGTCCTATGGTTTCAGGTTTTACAAACGCACACATAAAACCTTTATCGATTCCAATTGATATGTAAAAATCGTTTGCACTTTGAATTAAGCCACCATAGCACCAATCGCCTTGTGGTTCTTTTCCTCTAAAAAGTATCTCTCTCATTCTTCCACCTCCTGAACATCAATTAGCGCAGCTTTTAGATTTTTCCAAATCTGACAAGTTCCTTTGTATTTGATATTGCAAAAACTTTTACACGAACAAATATGGCAGGGATTTGATTTAACAAATCGTATTGCTTGATTTGTTTCAAATGCAACATCAATTTTGATTTTGTTAATCTTCAAATCTCACCCCCCCATTCTCGGCAGCTTTGGAATTTCTCGCCAATGCGTAATGTTTTCAACAACATTGCCGTGTCTTATCCAGTGTTTATCGACAGTGTGATACCAACCTTCGTATACGTCTCCTAAATTTGAACACGTAATCACATATCTACTTGTGTCCGGCAGCTTGTCCTTTACGCTGATCCAGCCGTCCGGCTGGTTAAAACTTGTCATTCCTGTACACATTGTATTACCCCCACTGTTCTGCCATTGCCTTTGCTATTCCGGGAAAGGTTTTGCTTCTTCGTTTGCTGTCTCGAAAGGTTGTTCCACTATTTTCTCGAGGACTTCCGTCGGCCTTTTTGCTTCCACCCGAAACCCAAGAGCATATCGGCTTGACAATTTCTGTCGGTTCGAGTTTCGGCAATCCTTTGATCCATAAACACGTTTTTTTGCTGTATGGGTGTCCGTATTCATACGGCTGTATTACTTGGCTGTACTTGGGCAAACGATATACACACGACGGGATAGGGTTCTCAATTGCTATTTTATCAATTGGAGCATTATAAAATTTTAAGAAAAATTCTTTAGCATCAAAGCCCTTATTAAGCC